GAACTTCATATAATGTTAACTCTTCGTTGTAACTAGAACCTTTTTCTACGCCTTGTATGTCGTCAATTGTTTCTTTGACCTCATCATAGTTTGATCCTCCGCTATCAGATGAGGGTAAATCTATATCTCTGTAAAACCCTTGCAATTGTAACTTTCTAATCTCATTTTTATCCATACGAACAACATGAGTAATGCGTGTAGATGTTTTAAGGTCTGTTGCGTTGTAAGGAACGATTAGATCCTCTGCATGAACGAATCTTGAAACAGCTCTTTGCATTGAAGGGTCAAAATAAATCTTTTTAAATGCTGAACCTACGATTGGAAGATAAAATAACATTTGATCTAACTCTGGATCATACTCTTCCATCTCATAAGTTATTTGATAATTCATATAATTTTTAACACGTTCTGCTTGTGCGAGTAACTCAGGGTTTTCCGCACCTACAATATGTGTTCTAACAGGTCCGCTTGCTGGTAGCATTTCTCTGTATGCTTGTGCTTGGAACTGTGTAACGCTTTCTGCTAATAGTGGGTGTACAACACCAGATGCACCCTCAAAAGGCTCTGCTCTATCCTCATAGTTCATGCCTAGTAATTCTAAACCACCTTTATACTGATCTTCCCAATCTCTTCTTGATGATATATCTTCATCAATATCTCCAACAATATCGCTAGATATTACTCCAAGATCGCCTTCTTCTATATACTCTGCTAAGTTGGCATTAAATGGTACTGGCATTGATGCTTCAAGTTGCTCTTGCATCTCGCCTATGATTGCAGATCCATCTTCTAACTCTGTTACGCCAGGTGTTATCTCAGTTTCAGAAACAGATACTTGAACACCTTGAGGTAAATCTACGTTTTCAATACCATTAACTTTTTCAATTGCCATTATCTATACTCTAGTGTTCTACTTCTTCTATCTGCTTTTTGACCCATTTTTTTACCTAATCTTTTTTGTGTGCTTGCAGGATTACCTGTTACAGGATTTGTAATGTTTGCTTTACTTTTACTTGTGGGTTTGATCAAGCCTTCATCTAACATATCTCTTAATTCTCTTTGGTTAAATTGATACCCCCTATGTATTGTTGGTATGTTAATCATTTTACCACCATAACTAAAAGTAGTTGATAATTCAGAAACTGGTTTACCCTGTGGTGTTACAAACATATTCCTGCCTACTGGTTTACCTTTGTAAAAAGTTTTCTTATCAGTTTTAACCCCTACCTTTTTTTTATTTTTAATATAATCAGAAAAAGCCATGATTATCTAAGCTTAAACTTCCCACCTGCTCTTGCAGCACCCATGCCTCTACAGACACCACCACCAGAACCCATCTTTACAGGCCCACCTGCTTCAAATTTTTTAGCTAAAGTAGGATTCATCTTTTCTTGTACCGCTTCTGGTAACTTTGAAAATCCCTTAAACTTTTTTGGAACAGCACCGCCATCTTCCATTCTTGTAGCTACACCAATCATCCTATTCATTCTTTCTTGATCAGCATCAGATATATTCGCTGTTCTTCCCATCAAACGTCTTAACATTGCCCTTTCAGCATCAGACATTGTAGCTCCAGTTTCACCAATAGCTCTTAAAACTTTTTCTCTATCAGCGTCAGATGTTGCTCCGCCTTCTTGCATCTTTTTTGCTTTTTTCATGGCTTCCTCATTAGTTTTTGCAACTTTTTTGCTGAACTCCTCATTTAAAATGACAGTCTTATCAGCTCTAAATGGATCTTTTTTAGGTCTCATTTTTGGCTTTGGCACGTTACCGCCCTCTTTCATCTCTTTGGCTTTTACTTTTTCAATAGCCTCTGCTAAACCACCATCTTTAAACCTAGATTTCCCTCTTGATTTTAATAACTCTTTAAACAATCCAGTTCCAGGCTTGTAACCCATTTCTTCCATTTTGTCTCTTAATTCTCTAGGACCCATTTTGCCTAATAAGTTAAAAGCCTTAGCAAAAGCAGTATCAACAGCTCTTCCGTGCATAACTCTTTTCGTCATGTTACTCTCCTGTTTCTGGGTTGATCATTCTTGACTTAGTCATATCTACAACTCCAGATATTAAGCCACCATCTTTCGCCATAGTTATTGTCTCCTTCTGAATACTCAAAGCACTTCCAGGTTTTGGTGTAATATCAAAAGTCTGTGGCTTTGCCTTAACTCTACTTGTTTTTGCCATTTTTTTCAAATTTTTTGTTAAGGCTGCATCTTTCTTTTTCTGCATATCAACTGTCTTAATGCCAGTTTTACCCTTACCAAAATCAGAAACCATCTTAGCTAAACCCTTTAATGGATCTACCTTACCACCTGTTTTAAGAAGTTTTAACTGTTTCATTTTAGTGGTATCAATGACTTTTATCTTTGGAGTTTCTTTTTGTTTCATTGGTGGCATTCTCTTTCCAAAAAATTTGCCAGGAACTGGTTGTCCTCGTTCTTCTAATTCTCTGTAAGCTCGTCTTCTATCTGCTTCATCTGACATCAGTAATACTCCATCTTTCTTCTGTAAGCGGGTTCAAACTCCTCATCGTCTGGTGTAGCTATAAAACCACCTTGTCTGAATCTTAGTATAGCCTGTGTCATCGAATCTGCCAAGTCATCATGATCACCATGTGGAAAACTCGCACATTCCTCAACAACCTCCTCTGCAAAATTTGCATCTGGTCTCCAAACCATACCACTTTCAAACACAGGTGCACAAGCATTCATTCTAGCAAACTTATCAGCACCCTTGCTCGGCGTAAATGGTGTAACTGGCACACCCATACGTCTTAACTCTTGTGTTAATGGTGTACCACTAGCTTTTTGCTCTATCAAGATCATGTCAGGATCATATGCTTCGGACAACTCCATTGCTTTTTGCTTGAGTTCTGGAAAATCCCATCGGCCTTTTTCTGCGTCAAGCAAGATGATGGCATCTCCTTCTCCATCAACTGGAGTGAAAATACCCCAAGTAGTAATAGCACTATAATCAGAACGCTCATTTTTTGTAAACGCTGTGTCGTAGGATTGTATGACATACGAACAGGCAGGTGGGTTATCAGGACTCCAAACATTCCACCACTCCCTTTTTATTATCGCACCCTCTTCAGCAGTCGGGTTCTGCATATATTGTGCGTTCCATTTACCTACTGGAATAGAAGCCTTTACACCCTCTAACTCTTCTTTGCTCCAATATTCTGGCCACAATACATTATCCGTATCTGGAAAGATAGCAGGGAACTCCACGATTTCCCATTTATCAGCTCCGCCTTGTGCTTGTTTCTGTAATACCCTGGCAGTTAAATCTTTAATACCCCATCTTGTCATGACGATAATTATAGAACCGCCTGGTTGCAATCTTTGTCTTGGGCCTGATGTGTACCAATCATAAATACTGTCTAAAGCTGTTGGACTTAACGCATCTTGTTCTGATACTGGATCATCAATGATAAGTAAATCAGCACCCCTACCAGCTAAAGCACCACCTACACCAACAGCGTAATATTCGCCACCTTTATTCGTTGACCACCTGCCTGATGCTTTTGCATCTGCTGCTAACTTAACATCTGGAAAAACATCACGAAAATCATCGCTATCAATTAAATTTTTTACTTTACGACCAAATCCTACTGCAAGCTCCGCTGTATGTGTTGCTTGTATTATTTTTAAATCAGGGCGTTTGCCCATAAGCCAGGAAGGAAATAAATAACTCGCAAATTCAGACTTTGTATGTCTTGGCGGCATATTGACAATTAAACGCTTAATCTTACCATCAGCTACTTGCTGTAGTTTATCTGCGTATATCTTATGATGCCTACCCTCAATAAAAGATGGCCATATGCGTTTAACAAAATCTATGTATTTATCTTGACTTGCTTTCTGCTTTTCTAGCAAGTTTAATCTTTCAAGCATAGGAGCTATCTTAGATAACTCATCATCACTTAAATATTCTGCAAACTCTAGGTTCATGTTCCTGTTGCTAAGAAATCGTCAACCGCTCTTATCAATCCACCTTCTTGAGCAGACACTATTGGTTTAGCAGGGACTCCAGTTAATAACTCTATCAACTTATTCAACTGTCCACTGTCAAATGTTACTGGATCAATCTTAGATGTTGCTGGTGCAAAAGGACTAGCAACAACTGTGGTTGGTTCTACGGGTAACGTAACTATTGAGTCTGTGCCACCAATGATATTCGGTGGTCTGTCGTCATCTTTCTTTTCTTCTTCCTTTGGGGGGATAGGTCTTTTGATTATAGGCTCTTGATTATCATCGCTGCCAAAAATCTGCTCATTTGGATCTACACCTTCAACAGTCCTTCCAAATTGATCTTTTAACGCCACTACCCTACCACTATCATTTCTTACAATTCTATCCTCTGGCACATCACCTCTGGCTAATTTAGCTGCCATTCTATCTCTGCTAAATCTTTCAATGCCATCAAAAAATGATGGTAGACCCAATCCTTGAAAAAATGCTGGATCTGATCCTG